CCATAATAGGCTGATGGCTAATCTTCATTCGAGGAATACTAAGCGAACTCTCTGATGCTGACGGTTTCCCCATACCCATAACATTTGCCATAACCTCATAGTTATCTGTACTAATTGTAGCTACCTGTGTTTCCATATTATAATCCTTTCTCTGTTAAATAAGTTCCCCATTATACACTAATATTTATTTTTGTCAAGCAAGTTATGCAACTTCCATCCAATTATTTCCTATCTTACAGTCCATCACCAGCGGTATGTCAAAATTCATCTGAAACTTGACATTCAACATGTTTCGTAACCGATGTTCAACTTGTTTGATACATTGTTGTACATAAACTTCCTCATCTGGGTGTGTGTCTATAACTACACTATCATGTACACTATTTACAATTATACTTTTAAGAAGCTTCTTTTGTAATTGCTCTTCAACCAATAGCAATGTGAGTTGTACAATGTCTGTAGATACGGATTGTACAGGGTAATTCTTGACTGCCGTAAAGAAAGTGATACCACCATTACTTCTACGTTTAGCATTAGGAAAAGCAAACTGCCTTCCTGTAGGCGTAGTAACCATGCCTGTAGACATTACCTCATTAGCCAATTTCTTATGCCACGACCCTATCCCTTCATACTTCTGTACAAACTGCTTGTAATATGCTTCCTCTGCTGTCGTTCTACCATAACCTGTCGCACCAAACAAAGGGGCGAAGGTGTGCTCTTTAGCTTCTTGTCTTGAAGTCTTTTGCCCTGCATCGGATATAACCTTTGCAGTGTAACTATGTACATCAAAACCAGTATTAATTTCTTCCTTAGCTAAATCATCTCCTCCTAGAAATGCTGCAGTCCTAAACTCAAGTTGAGCAAAGTCTGCCTCTATTATTTTACCTTCCTTCCAACGCGATTTAAATACTCTCTTTATAGGAAACGTAGTTCCTCTAGGCATGTTTTGTAAATTAGGTGAGTCTGAAGCCAATCTTCCCGTAGAAGTCCTGTGCTGCACTAACCGTACATGTAACTTACCGTCATTTTTCATATAGGTTTCTATACCATCAACAAAAGAAGATAGGTATGTATCTAATGCAGATAACCTCCTCACCTTATATAAAAAGTCTTGTGCTTGTGCCATATTCTTACGTTTAGATACCATTTCCAACATCTCAATACTTGTTTTACTCGTACTGAAGCCATGATTTGATACCCAACTGGCTGCAGGAGCGGAAAACTTTAAACCTGCAATACGTTGTTGTGGCAAATATAGAATACCTTTAGCATTACATACCTTACAAAGTCTCTTGGCTTTTCCTAACGTACCGTCCTTTTTCCTTGCGGTGTTAAACCCCCTACCAAAACAATCAGAACATTGTATTGCTTTTGTCTTATATATAATTTCACTTTTAGTTCTAACCTGTTCGTTAAATTCTTTTTTCTTCATATATTTTGGAAAGTTTGTTGACCAATCCTTTTTATCTATAGGTTTTCTACTGTATATAAGCGTACTCAATTGTTCTGGTGAAGATAGGTTTATAGGAGTATCCCCCATTAATGTAATTACTTGACTGTTTAAGCTACTCAGTATCTCAGAATGTTCCTTTTTGAACTCCAGTTTTACATCTGCTAAAGCTTGCTTATCTATAGAAAAACCTCTTGAATATATCTTTGCGAGAAGCTTACACAGTTCATTGGTTAAACTTACTATAGGATTAAGAGAAGTATACTCTGTTGTGTATAATTTCTTAACTAAGACCTGAGACAATTCCTGTGTAGCTTTAACATCAGCTAAACAATATTCCTCTAAATCATCACCATCTATTTCGTCAACAGATACACCTGCTTTAAGTTGTTCTTTCATCAAGTCCATCTTCTGATTATCAAGACAGTACCTTTCTGCTATAGCCTGTAAAGACAGAGGCTGTTTCTGTGCACGTTGAAACAAATATTCTACGAGCATTGTATCGAACACAGCCCCATCATATTTAAAACCACAATCCCATAACCAAATAAGTTCATGTTGAGCATTGTGACAAATGATTACAGTAGCTTTATCCAATTGTGATTGTAGTTTATCTTTAGCTCCTTCTGTTGTGTGTGTCTTGTGGTTAAACCAAAATGAAGATTCCTCTCCTAAGTCTGTTTTTGTACATACAAGAACCAATTTATTTTCAGGAGTAAACGGATCAAGCATAATTTTTCCTGAAGGTAAACGAGTTACTGTATTTTCTATATCTAAAGTAAGTTTCATTTCAACCTCCTATGCATTATAGGTAGCTGTCTCTGGATCAAACATGGTTACTACCCTACCATGCTTGCCAGTGAGCTTATTCTTTAACACAAGCCAGTGTCTCTCTGCGCTGTCTTCCTCCTGTTGTCCTTCGATCATAGGTGTTTTAGTAATGCAGAACAGTATGTCTGCTTCAGAAGCCTTGCCTGTTCTACTGCCCTCTAGCATAGACATATCTACAAACACCTTTCCCTCTGCTTCAGCCGATAACTGTGACATAGCAAATATTACACAATCGTATTGTTTAGCTATTATCCTTAGCCTGACATAGGTAGCCTTTAACTTCTCGTGATGTGCTGTATATGTGCCTTCAGGCTGGAATTTATCTGCCATGTCAGCAATTAGTATATCAGGCTTGTACGCCTTAACAGCCCTTTCCATTCTATCTAAGTCCCAACCAGTAGCATCAGCTACATTAAGATTATCTTTTATAGGATTGAAAAATTGTTCAGCTTTTGTTTTATCCTTTTTAATACTATCTATAGTCATGTTGCATGATGCAGTTAGGTATCTTGCAGACACACGATTGGTTGCCTCTTCATTAGCTAACACCATAACCTTTGCCCCTTGATGAAGGAAGCCATTTGCTCCCGCACATAAAAAGGCATGACTACTTGTCTTACCTGTGTTGGGCCTTGCTGCACCTACAATCAATTGACCACCATTAACTCCGGGAACTAATTGTGCTAAAGTAGGTATGTTTATCTTCCACCTAAACTCTAAGTCGTTCTTCTCTAATAGTTCAGCTATATTCATACTCTCAAAATTAATCTTTAGCGCAGGTAGAAAATCTTCTTCACGCCTGTCTATAAATTCAACGACCTTATGTAAAGAGGTCAACTCACCATTAGACATCTTGAAAGCCATGTCTACAAGTTCATTAGCTGCGTCCTCCCTGTTTAATTCTCTCAGAACATCCTGTGCTACATCGTAGTTTAAAGGATCACATGCAACTATCTTATTAAATAAGCTTGTATATATATCCTTTTGGGCTGTGGTTAATGCTTGATTAGAAGAAAAGAATAGTGCCTCTACATCACCCACACCTATTTCCTCCTTATAATCAATCATAGCTAAATCAATAGTATTTTTAATAGCCCTTGTTTCCTTGCTTCTAAATATCCTTTCCTTTGCTATACTTTTATTGCCCTCATAAAATTCACGAGATATTAACGTGCGTAGTAGTGCTAGTTCCATTATCTTCCCCTTCCATACCATTACGAATTTCCAAAATTTTATTCTCTATTCCATTTATATCATGTTTCTTCCTATATTTCAAGTCATCTTCTAATTTAAATGTAAATATACCTGCAACAGCAGGGACATGCGAACTCATTTCCCTCTTCATAGCTATGCTTTTGTTACTTGCGTCAGGGTCAAGAGCAATTATGATTGCGTCAATGTCCTGTAGCTGTTGACGATAAGAAGACATAAAATTTGTACCTAACAAAGCAAACCCTACACAATTATTAAATGTAGTAGACACTACAGCGGCAGATATACAATCCTCTACCACTACAGCTATGTTACCCTCTCCCATCTTACACCCATACCCACTGGACCCATAACGCTTCCATTTAGGTCTTACAATGGAGTTTACCGCCCGTCCAGCGGCATCTACTATATTATAGTTGTGTAGTATAGGAAAAACTATACGATGTTCTTTTATGTCATAGTATAAGTTAATGTCATTTAAGTTAAGCCCATACCGTGCTGAAAATGTACAAAATGTCGGACTGTTTTTAGTACTGTCCACCACTGGCGTAACATAATCAGGCAGAGTAAACACTTTATCACTTTCCTTATTTCTATTTTGTATATCTCTCAATGAAACTCTTTGTCCAGTCACTCCACCTAACTTACAATCGGCTTTGTAACAGTTGTAAAGAAGTGTACCTACTTTCTTTGTTACAGTGAAGGTATTTCTACCATTACATCTAGGACAATTACCCCTGTGTCGTTCATCTAATTGTAAATCTAAACTATTTATATATCTGATTACGTCCATTCATCATCGTCCATTGAGAAGTTACGCTTATCGGCAGCGTTACGTGCTTGGTGTGTGCTTATGCATACGTATGGCATTAAACTCTCCCTACTTTTGTGTCCACTATAAGCCATGATCTCAGTGTCCGTAGCCCCATGATTTGCTAAATCAGTAAGCACCGTTCTTCGTATGTCTCTCAGTTGTAAATCCTTTGGTAGACCTGCTGCTTCCATTATTTTTCTAAAAGTTCTAGATATATTTTGTTCACTGTAGGGTTTAAGCCTATAAGGATTAGGTACTACATAATTTTGGAAGCCATAGTCCTCTTTTTGATCTAATAACATCTGTACAAGACTATCTGACAAGGGTATTCCCGGTATCCTCTCCTTTGTTTTCTGTATCACCTCTCGCATGTAAAGTTTTTCATCAAAGTTATAGTTAACCCATTCAGATACTCTGATGTCTTCAATGCGCTGACCCAACTCTACATTAATACGTACTAAAAGTCCAATGTTTCTCCATTTATTTATGCTAAAGGCTGTAGTTAAAAACTGTTTAAAGTGATCAGGCATCCACAGCGTATTTCGAGGGGAAACTTTAGACCTCTCTACAAATCCCCAAGGGTTTTTTTCTAGTAGGTCATACCTCATCAACACATTCCATGCCCGTGTAGCTATTTGCACTGTATAATTAGCAAACCTTACTCCATCTGAACCTGTACTTACTCCTTCAACTAATGCCCAGTATACTCGCTGGCATTTAGCTACATTTAATTTACTTATGGGTATAGTACCTACTACCTGCCCGTCATCCAGCACGGTAGACATTAGCCTACGTAATTGATAGTCATATTGTATCTTTGTTTTTTCATTAGAAATCTTTTTCTTAAACTCTAGTGTTTTTAGATACTTTTCTATTGCGTCAGACACTGTACCCTTCTTAATCAAATTCATTTTGTATACTCACATATTTGATC